CATCCGTGACTACATGAAGCGTAATAGCCGCCTCATCGGTATACGAGATTACCGACCGCTAAGTAAGATGCATAAGAAGGCACGTATCGAAGGTTGGATTCAACCGCTAATGGATAATGGTATGCTATATATCATTGATCACTTAGCTTCTAATAGTGAACTACGTAATGAGTTCGCTACATTCCCACGGTGTAAACACGATGACGTACTAGATGCCATCGCAGCTATAGCAGAGATAGCAGCACCAACACGTAAGCGAGGTTCTACAAGCGCTAGAACACCGCGTAGACAGATTAACACGAGATGGGGTGGTGTACGTGCATAACGAAGATATCAGCACATATGTATTAGATAAGTTAGAATTGTTCCGTAATGCGCGTGATGAGGTTGAGGAGTCGTGGTTAGAGTGTTGGGCTAAATACCTGAATACACCTAACACAGAAGGTAATCTACGTCAATCCACACTTAAGCGTGTAGGAGATGTAGAGACCGAATGGCGACATCACTTGACAGGCGCTAAGGCGTATGAAGCAGTAGAGACTATCGTAGGGTACCTCATGGCTGCTACATTCCCTAATCGAGACTGGTTTGGTCTTGAGCCTATGGAACCGATGACCGATGATAACTTGCAACTAGCGCGACTAATCAAACGTCATATCACCAATAAGTTAGACGAATCAGGATTCAAGAGTAGTTGGGCTGTATTCTTACGTCAACTAGTCATCACAGGTACGAGCATCATCGCACTACCTTGGAGAACTGAACACGAGATTAAGTACAGTTACGAGAAGGTCACAGGACCGGACGGTGATGTAGCTTACTCACAAACCGAGTCTTCATATAAGACGTATGACGCTCCATCTATGGAAGTACTCGATGTATTCGACTGTTATGTGGACCCTGAAGAGCATGATCCCAACCGTGCAGCATTCATCCGCAAACTCAAACGAACTAAAGCTGAGTTAATTCAACTCGCTAAAGAAGGAGTATACGATTGTGATATCAAGGACATCGTTAATATGTCCACGAACTCAGATAGTAACTTCGACATCTCATCTAGCAGACGACGACAACTCGAGACTTACGAAGGTATGCAGACGCAACCTTGGTCACCTACTGAAACTGTAGAGTTAATCGAGTATTGGGGTGACGTGTACAATAATGATACAGGTGAATGTGACCACAATATGATTGTCACTCTCATGGGTGAGCACGTATTGTCGTATCAGCCGTCACCGTTCTGGTGTGGTAAACCGTTCATCGTCGGTACATATTCACTCACTGGACACTCACCGTATGGCTTCGGTGGTATTCAACCAGTACTAGGGTTACTACATCAGTTAGACATCGTAACGAACCAGCGACTAGACAACCTCGAACTCGCTATCAACAACATGTGGACACTTAAGAGTGATGGTGTACTACAACCTGACGAGGTGTACACAGAACCAGGTCGAGTATTCCAAGTCAGTGATCACGGGGACTTACAACCATTAGCCTCTCAATCGCAATCATGGGCAGTAACTTACCAAGAAGCAGGATTACTCGAGCAGACCGTCGATAAGTCATTCGGTACAGGTAATTACATCAGCAGTAACCAACAACGAAGCGGTGAACGCGTAACAGCTACCGAAGTTGCAGCGGTTAGGGATGCAGGTGGTAACCGATTAAGTACTGTACACAAACACATCGAAGAGACTGCACTTATCCCTCTGCTAGGAAAGTTACACTCACTCGTACATCAGTTCACTGTAGACCCTGTTAGTGTACGTATCGCGGGGGATGGTGCAGACGAATATATGTATTGGGAGTTAGAGCCTACAGACTTCAACTTACCAGTCAAGTTACGTCCTGTTGGTAGCGATAATGTGATTGAGCGTAAGTCATATGTAGAGGACAGACTATCATTCGTACAGGCTGTCAGTGGTCTACCGGATGTAGCCGCTAAGCTCAATATGGATATGTTCCTCACCGATCTCCTCAATCATTGGGGATTCGATGAACCCGAACGTTACCTCAAGAAAGAAGAACCACAGCAGCAACAAGTAACGCCAACACCTACCAGTGGTAATCCATTAGTAGATGCAGTTAATTCAGGTGAGTTACCGAGTGTAGGAATGGCGAACGCATTACAACAACAGATCAGTGCTGACGGTGGGATGAATAGGATGAACCAGCTTATGTCTGGTACTGAACTATCCCCGAACACAACAACTCAAGGACAACAGGAGATGATGACAGATGCAGCAGCAACAGCCCCTACAAGCCCCGCAGGAGACCCTACAGCAGCCCTCGAACCCGGATCAGGAGCAATCCTACCTCCAGGAAACAGAAGCGGTCTACAGGGGATCTAGAGCGACTATCAAGTACGATCTAGGTGACGACCAAGTAGACGACACCGAGGATGATGAACTAGTACTTGACACCGCTAATGAATTAGATATTAGCGGGGATGAACTACCTGATATCAGTGACTTACCACTCGACCCTGAGCAACCAGAGGAAGATGAGTTCGTAGAAGGTAGCCCACGATTCGAGCAGTTCCGTAGTGACTTCGACAAGGCGTTCGGTATCCCACTCGAGGAAGCACGAGACCTTGTACAAGGACTACGTGATGATTCAATCAAACGTGCAGTCAACGAGCAGAAGTACGAGCTGAGTGCTGCGTGGAATGTATCTGTAACTGAAGTTGAGCAACGGTTAGCCGTAGTCAAGACGTTATGGGATAAATTACCACCGGATAAACAACAAGCGTATGATTCGCCTAAAGGTGCTCAAGTCTTGTACGCGCGATACGAACAGGACCAACAACGACGTGGTACTGCCAAGGTGAAATCAAGTACTAAGGTTTATTCCGCTAATGGAGGTAACAAGTACTGGTACACGCAAGCACAGATTGATCGTATGCCACAGGATGAGTACTACAAGCAGTCTGATCGTATCATGTTAGCGTATGCGCAAGGTAGAGTCCGTCGGTAAGTACATCATCCAGAGAACACACACATCCACTAACATAGGAATCAAACAACATGCCATTACAAGGTTATAGCGGATCTGCATTAGACCTAGCAAGTGTACAGACTTTCGTACCAGAGGTCTGGTCTAACGAAGTACGATTGTACCGTGATCAACGCTTCATGATGAAAGAAGGGGCTAAGATTATCTCCTTCGAGGGTAAGAAAGGTGACACCATTCGTATCCCTAATATCTCACGTGCAGCAGTCTACGATAAACTGCCTCAAACTCCAGTAACTCTCCAAGCACGTAACGACGGTGAGTTCATCTTCAACATCACCCGCTACCGTGAAAGTAGCTTCATGATTGAAGACATCGTTAATATCCAAGCTAACCGTGCATTACGTAATGACTACACACGTGAAGCTGGTTACGCCTTAGCACGAGACATGGATAACTTCATGTTATCTCACCGAGCAGTCATCAACGCTTATGATTCGCAGCGTTTGGTATCGTACAATAACGGTACTAACGACCTCATCGGTGACGGTACACTGAACGCACATTGGGCTGGTACTCCTGGTCCTCTGACTTACGCTTCTATTCTACTCGCTAAACAGAAGCTAGATGAAGCAGATATCCCTAGTGAAGGACGTAAACTATATATCTCTCCTGCTCAGTACATTGACCTCTTGAACATCAACGTGTTCATCTCTACCGACTTTAATGGTGGTGGTTCACCTGTAACTAACGGTGTGGTCGGACGTATCCTCGACTTCACGGTTGAGGTGTCTACGCAGATCGGTATCAACAGTAATCTAGGCTACCGTAACGGGCGCGACGGTGTACTGTTACCTACTCCGGGTGTACTCAACTCTCCATACATGCCTGACCAGCACGGTTCTATTAACACTCGCACCACCTCATCTGCTAGTGATTTGGATGCACAGACCAACGCTTCGTACCTCGGTCTACCCGTATTCTCTGGTGCAGGTGCTACTTCTGCTGATGCAGGTCAGACGTTGGGGCTATTCGGTGGCGCTAATCAATGGGCTACCGCCGTTGCTTGTCATCCTGAATGGATCTGTGCAGGTATTCAACAGAACATCAAGTCTGAATCTTCTCGTGAAACGTTGTATCTCGCTGATGCGTTCGTTACATCTAACCTCTATGGTGCTAAGGTGTGGCGTCCTGATCATGCAGTTGTGATTCACACGAGCGGTATCTAACCAATTGTCTACCCTCTTATTAGCGGGTAGAATCATAGCCTCCTAGTTGTGCAGCCTCTTCTGTGTACGGTAATCATCTGTATGTAGAGGGGGCTTTATTCATAAGTACCACACTCATCGTATAACCATGTCAACATCAACATTACTTGACACCGCTAATGTAGTATTCCGCTCTATTGGTGAACGTCCCGTACTGACTATCAATAACGTACAAGGCGATCGCGTGCGCGACTGTATCCGTCAAGCGTGCCTAGACACTGAGACCTTACACACGTGGGATTGGCTCTACAAGAAGTCTATCGCTAACTCATGGACGGCTAATGTAGCGTCACTTCCAACGTACCAACGATTATTCGGTGTGCTAGTAGGTGACAATACAAGTGGTTATCGAGAGCTAACGTATGTACCTGAGATTCAATTAGACTGTCAACCTGTCACAGCGTATACTGGCACATCTGACTCCGCTAAACTATATACACTCGTAACAGGTGGTGTTAAGTTCTCGCAGTACCCGTCTGACCTAATCTCACAAGGACGTATCGTGTTCTACATGCAAGAACCGATCATTGTACC